GTGTGCCATATTATCTGCCTTATGCGTCGTAACTTCTTCCTGTACATTCCCCAACCCTACATCTGCATCTGATATTCCTTGCTCAATACGATTCATGTCAGATGCTTCTACTATTTCGTTATTTTGCCAATTTGTTTTAGCGTCATAAGCCATCTAATTTACACCCCTTCCTTTATTAAGATATTATGCTTTAATATGACTCTTTCTAATACTGGTACATAGACTGCTGAGTCTGCAAGCACCGTTCCGACTGAGTCAAGCAATTCAATCTGAGTAATTTCTGGGATTCCATCAGTCTCTGAAATCTCATACTCTACCGTGACCTGATTACTGACCGCCGCTTTTGTTACAAATACTGGAACCATAAAGGTTCCATTGATTCTCACATCTGCAATATCCGATGCGGTAAAGGTTGCCATGCGATTAAGTAAATCTTGTTTTATTGATGGAGTCGTTGCCACTTTTATCACCCCCATATCATCTAAACTTGTGAATGGCTTTAAACCCAAAACCCAACTTGTTCCTAATTTATAATTAAAGATAACTTCTGAAAGATTTATTTTTTCAGAAATAAGTATATATTCAACAATTAATGGTTTATTAATAAATACAATATTGGCAGGCTTGAGTTTGTTTACAGTTACCAATACTTCATGATACCATATCTGGTTAACCGCTGAGCTTTCTACGTATAAAGTATAATTGTCAAAATCTAAATAAGCTTTCCACCTATCCTTTCCAATAATCTCATCTAGTCTCTGCTTTAGAAATCTAAAAGTAAATGGAAGGGTCATCGATAATCTATTAATAATTCTATTTTTTCTAAATTCAATATCTTCAATTGCTGGATTTGCAATTATCTCCAACATCTGTTCATACATAATTATTCCATCTAAATCTGCCGTTAAAACATATTGATTATCTTTAACCTTATTAGTTTCTGAATTAATGCTATTAAATAATTCATTTTCAGTTTCTATTAGTTTATCAAACTCTAAAATATTTTTATATATTCTAGGGAGATATGTTTTTAAATTATTCATTAATGATAACCTCCCCCAATATCGGTAATTCCTGTAAAGATGAATTCTGGGTCAATATAATATCTTGAGTATCCTCATTTAACTTTACATTAGTTACATTTGCTATACCTGTTACACTAAGAATAGCCGCACTGATTCTAGACAAATAAACCGCAAGTGAATAATTATTTAATTCATCTTCAATACCCCACTGCTTTCTCAAATCTAGTAAATATTCATTTATAGCACTTTCAATTAACGGTTTAATTTGAACTAAAGTGAATCCACTAGTTAAAACCACATCAGCTTCCACCTTTATTACTTTCTCTGTTGGAGTGGTTACGGTAACCTTATGTCCAATAGGAGCAATCCCAAGACCTAAACCACTATCTCCATTTGAATTTTCAGGGTCAATCATATTTTGTATAGTGTTAATGAAGTCTTCGGAGATGGCATTATATTCTGCATCAATAATACTACATTTAACCGTTCCGCCACCATTCCAAACCGGATATATCTGAACTTCACCTACCCCATCAATAGCTTTTAATTCTTCATCATATTGAGCAACATTTCCACCAAATGCTTTCTCATTTATTTTAGCAAAGTACCTAATTCTTAAATCCTCATCTGATTCTATATCTTGAGCAGGAATAATTAAATCAGTCATAGTAGCTGTTTTTAAATTAGGAATATTATCAATAGGTATTAAATTACCTGAATAACTATTTCCTTCAGAACCTAATTCTTCACATCTTAATAAATACGTTCCAGGCACGGATTCGCCAAACTCATCTTTATATACTTCCGTCACTATATAATTAATAGACATATAGTCAGAAATAGTTGAAAATCTACTTCCGATTGGAATCATTGCAGGATTATCTGATGCATTCGTGAACTCCCCTTTTTTAACTGCATAAGTCGCTTGGAATCTGGATATACCTTGTTCGGCCACCCTTAAATCTAAATATTGTTCACTTGCAGTTTCTGCATAAGTATCTTGAAGTATTCTTTTTAAGGCCATATAATATTCTGACAATTCATAACAAGCTGGAGCTAAAGCATCATATATAATACTACCCTCTCTTTTATCAATTGTATCTGGAACTCTTGATAATGCCTGCTCCATCAAATATTCAAATGAATACTGTTCTAAATAATCTCCAATCATAATATTGCCACCTCCGTTTCTATATCAACTGAGCCATCAAAAGTATTCACTGTAAAAGATACTTCCATCTTATCAATACCTATTTTATTAGTTTGAAAATCGGTTATATCAATTACTCTATCATCTGCGGTAAGGGCTTCAGTAATTGTTCTTTCTAAATCTGAAACTATGAAATCATAATCTTGACCTATCATCCTATCTAGCTCTACCCCATACTGGGAACTATATATTACATAAGCATACCGCTCTGTATAGAGGATTTTCATAACCATCTGCATTATAGCCGGCTCATTATCAATCATCCCTCCAATCCTTTTTCTTTCAAAGTCTAATTTATAAGTTCGTGAGGGTTGATTTTCTGTTTCTAAATTTGTTAAATCAATTGCTTGTTCTGGTATCAATCTATTCCCTCCTCTCTCTCTATTATATAAAACATTTGACCATTGTTCACCCTCAAAAGTCGAACCCTATCACCAACGATTAAACCCCTCCATAGGATAATATCAGGCAACGCTGAAATTGTTGTTTCTTTTACCAATGTCGATAAGATTAAGAATTTTTCATCTACCTCAAACCTATTATCTATCTTAATTTTCAATGGGCTAATAGATGTTACATCCCCAAATAATAAATCTGTTGTTTCTCCGGTTGACATTTTCCCTGCATTCTGTATTATATTTATTAATTTACTTCCTGCCATTATATACTCACCTGCACTTCCAATTGCATTATATGCAAATCATTTTTAAAAGTATGAGAACACTTTGTTACCATAAAATATTGATTTATTGGTATACCTTCTTTTTCTAAATCTGATATTCCTAATACAACCCCAGTTCCTGCAAATACTTTTAAATCCCCTAAACATTCTAATTTCAATTTTTTAGTAACTCTATTTTTTAATTTCAATAACATATCCGCCTTTGCTTTTATTTGAGCCGGGTTTGCTTTTTCATCCATCTTTTCAAAATATTGTAATAATCCCCATTGCTTAATTGTGCCACTATCTTTAACAATATAAATTTCTCTTTTCTTTGTTTCTTTGTTTTCCTTAATCAATTTAACTTGGTTATAGGTATCATTATCTATTGAGCTTTCATAATCGAAATCAATTAGTAAGCTTTCATCCCCTATAAATATATCAGTCTTCATTGAGTTAATGCTAATAAATTGTAGTTTGCCAAAGTTGTCTCTTATCATATACCAATTTCCAGTGTTGATTAAGGTCTCGTCTATTGCATGCTGCATAATTTCAAATAATGTTTTGTTATCATGCACTCTTGGTGAAACTATATAGGAACTTGCATCTTTAACTTCTGCAGATAATTTAAAGTCATTACATAATGTAGTAAATATCTGGGAAGCTGTTAATCCCGATAATACATAAGTGTCTTTGTTCTTTAAGTATCTCATCTGGTCATAAGCCATTATTGGGACTTTTTCGTCCTTCTTCTTTCCTCTTTTAAATACATATCCAAAGAAAACTCCCTTACCATCCACTTTGAAAGAAATAGGTGAGCCCTCACTTATAGTCACTTTAGTATCGTCAATATAGTTAAAAGTTAATTTGCCAGGCTGGTTGGTTAGTGTAGTCTCCCATACAACATTAGTAATCAATTCACTAATATCATAAGCAATGCCGCTTTTACTATCTTGTACAATTATTTCTATATTCATCAACTCACCTCTTTCTATTTATGTTTTATTTGACTTTCCGCTACCCATCCTCTATAACCTCCACTTGTGGTTGTTATATGATAACGATATTTTCTATTTTTATCTGCTACAATATGACTTATTTTTCCGGTAAAATTATTAAATGTTCCATGAGGATTATCCCCATAACTGGTATACCAATATTTGCCATTTGCTATCACTGTATCTCCAATAGAGAATCCAGTCTTTGGTCTTGGTGGAACTGCTGGGGGTGGAGTTACTTTAGCTGGTTCTGATTTCTTTTCAGGTAATTTAATCTTAACCACTTTAGCTGAATAAGGTCTAAATTCTTTTATAGATATATTATAATGTAAATCTTCATCTCCACTTTTGTATCCATAATCTAAATCCTCAATAGATGCTAGTATATTTACCTTTGTATCACTTATAATAAATCTACAAGGTTTATTTGAGGCTCTTATTTTTTCAAAGAAGTCTATATAGAAATCTCCATCTTTGAATTTCCCTTTTGTTAATACATATGGAGGGGAAGAATCTGCAGGTAAGAAACATTCAAATGAAAGAGCTTGCAATTTTTTCTGCCTTAATATATTGATTTCACCAAGCTTAACAATTTCTTCAGTTTTATTATTCCCGGAAGATTTTACAACTATTTCCTCCGGATTTACCGGGAGCTGTACTACCTGGTTTTCAAATTCAAAGAAAAATCTAATAGCCATTAAGCTCCCTCCCCTACTAAACTACTCGCATACGCTTCTTCAACCATATCCTCGATAACTGATAGGATTTTATTAACATCTGCCGTCTCCCTCACATCTCCAAAGGATACGCTCATCTCTGGTCTTAATGTTGTAAATTTATTGATGAATTCAGTTTGGGCTACATCTTTTAATAATTTAATATCTTCATCTGTTATACTTACATCGTCTCTAATTTTATCTAATTTACCACCTTTTATTGTAGGATTACCTGCTGCATTCATCATATCTTTATAAGCTAAGTCATTAGCACTAGCATCAATAGGAGAAGTATCCTCTTCTGCCTTTTTACTTGCTTCACTCTTACTTGTGGCATATAAATCAGATAAATTTGTAACAGCATTTAAAAACTCATTTTCCATTGCCCATAGTTTATTATCTCTTTCAGCTGCCCTTGCTTCCATCTCACTTTTATAAGCTGATAAATCGGATTCTCTGGATTGTCTTGCTGCTTCTTCTGTAGCTGCTGCTTCTGCTGCAAATGATACATGATTTACGGCATCTATACTAACTCCCGGTATTTTATTTAGAACTCCTATAAATTTATTGATTAAATCAATAGCTCCATTTATCATGCCTTGTAATATACTAAGTACATTAACCTTCATAGTACCTAAGAAATTAGCTATTGCAACACCTGCTGATTTCCAAGCTAATACTAATTTATCTACTAAATCCATTATGAAATATATAGAGGTAAAGAAAGCAATCTTTAAAGTCATCAATGCTATTACTATAGCTGCTTTTGCAATTTCCCATGCATTCTGTAATCCTCCAACACTTTGTACCCATTTATAAATGGCTGCCACTACTAATCCTATCAATAGTATTATCCAAGTTAATGGATTTGTTAATAAGGTTACAAAGAATGCTTGAGCTGCTCCAGTTGCTACCCAGGTAGCTATTGCACTGGCTATCATGATTAGTTCATAGGCTGCAAATGCGGCTACAATTCCCCATATGATAGGCTCTATTATCCCCCAGTTGTTTCCAATCCATTCTGAAATCATTAAGACATAATCTAGTACAACCCCTAAGAAATCCAATAGACTTACAATTGCGTTCTTAATACCTTCTACCATAGCTAAGAATTGGTCACTTGCTAACATTTCTAATATCTTATCATGCAACCCGCCCTCTTCTAGGAATTTCCCAGTAGCGAATGTCTTAATATTGTTTACCCAGTCTGTAAAAGTATCTGGCATCATTTCAAATTCTTCATCAATTCTTGCTCCTGCTTCTAATAGGGCGTTTGTAAAGTCTGTGGCTGATATTTCACCATCTTGTACCATCTGATTTAATTGAGCCCTTGTAACCCCTATATTTTTAGCTACCACATCTGCTAAATAAACTGAGTTGGATGCAACAATTTTCCAGTCTTCCCATCTTAATCGACCTGTGGCCAAAGATTGTTGAAGGTTGTACATTACGGATTGAGCTGCCGCTCCTTTTGTTCCTCCTAAGGTTAAAGATTTATTCATTAATTCAGACATTCTAACAGCGGCTTGGGTACTCATTCCATACTCACTCATAGCCGCTTTCATTTGTACAGCTGATTCTAATGTATCCTTATAAGCAGAACGGGTATCCATTGCACTTCTGGTTATCAATTGTTGCATATCATAAACATTTTCACCTTCATCAAGCATTGCTTTTAATCTTGATTGCTGGTCTGTCATGTCTGAAATTTCGGTCAATTGATTAGCAATAGCTCCAACTACTTTTTTACCTAATTCCAAAGCTTGGTTTGCTGCCATGATTCCTATCTTCCACTTACTAAACCCGGAGCCTGCATTATCTACCCTTGGAGGTATTTCATCTAAATTATTATTAAATTGGTCAAGAGCTTCGGAGGCCGCTTGAACATCCTTTTGTGCTCTACGAAAGGATGTATTGCTTACATGGTCAACTCCAGCCATAGCATCCACAGTTGATTGCAAAGATTTAATAATAGTTCTTAATACTGGAGTCATTCTATCTTGCATTGTTATAGTATTACTTACCGTTGCCATTAGCGTCTGCGACCTCCTTTCCTCTTAATTTTAGCACTTTCTTTTTTCTCTTGAGCTAATCTTTCATCAATCATAGCTATTACTAACGCTTTCTCTTTACGAGGAAGGGCGGCGAAACCTACATTATCACCCGAGTATGGCCATTTGTGAAACTTGTGTAATGCATAATAAGCGTACCAAGTTTCACCGTCCCCTTCCCTTAGGAGTTTTTTGCCTCTTCCACCTCATCCTCAAACTCTTTATCGAATCCGGAAAGTGCGGATATCTGTTGAGAAAGTTCTGAAATTTCACCTGCGAGTAAGCTCTTATATAAGAACTGTTCAGGTGTTTGACATCCTGCTTTCTTGATACTTTCCGCATCTCTGAAGTTTGGTTCTAATGTATGGTTTAAAACAACCAACTCATTAAACTTTTTACTATCAAATTCTACCTTTTTCTTACCACCTATTTTAGTAGATAACTTCTGATACTCGGAGAATTCCGGGCCAGTCATTCCCTTAATCTTGAAAGGAAACTTTGCAAGTCTTGGGGAAACAACTACTTCAGCTGTTAAGTTATCCACTGGATTTTCAATTAAAAAATCTAATAATGAACTCATTTATATTCCTCCTCTTATATTACTGGATTTCCAAAGCTATCTAAAATATCAAAATCATCAAAAGTGAAATCAATATCTTCATCTAACACATCGGCTTCCGTATCCAATTTAGCTAATATTGTACTATCTATATTACAATTGTACAATACCATCGTTTGCTTACCAATAGTAGATGTTGAGTCATCATTAACTATTGTAATATTGAAGTACGTGTCTTTACCAGTCTTGGCATATTTAAGTGCCATTTTTCTAAATATGGATGTAACATAATAGATGGTCATTGAACCACTACCAGCCCATCCAGTTCCTTTATGCTGAGTACCTCTTTTTCCAAGAGTTTTTACTTCAGCTTTAATCTTTTCGAAAGTGGCCTCTAAGGTTTTAACATAAAACATGTCTTGCACATTTCCATCTATTACAGATGTTGCTTTACCTTCTTGTCCACTGATTGTATCACCAGCACGTAAAAACATATATTTTTCCTCCTCTCATTAACCGACCATTACAGTCATGTATAATTTTTCCATTGAATCTACAGGTTGGATTGCTAAGTCAGCAACTACTGCATCAATGGCTTCTCCCGCATAAATCTGAATATCTGTAGTACTATCAAAGTTCTGAATTGCTGCAATATTCTGTAGCCTATTTAGATAATTGATAACATCTGATTTGAAAATGTTTCTTCCATCATCATTGTTATCTACTTTACCAATATAGCTTCTTTCAAACAATAGTGCTATGGAGTTATTGATTTCGTCCAGGGTTCTAATTACTCTGTTTTTGCTAAATGCATATCCTTTATCAGGAGTAAATGTATGCAATGTATTGATATCCTGCTCAATAACGATTACACCATCTTGTCTTGTTGAAAGAACCATCTTACCAGCTTTCAGCGCTTCCTCAATCTCTTCATCTCCATAAGGGGTTATGCCTTCAGGATAAACGATTGAAACCGCTCCATTAATCACATGATAGGTATTTGAAGTATCTACATCTGAACCAGCTGTTAAACCTGCTACATAAGCTACGAAAACTTCTGGACTAATAGTTTCATCAACTGTTTTATAACCTTGACTAGTACTAATTATTCCTTCATAATCTGCTGCCACATTAAACATAACAGCCTGAACTTTCTTTCCAAGATTCTCTCTCATATTAGTAATATAAGTTACTACATTATCTTTTATAGTGTCATTAGCTTCTGTCTCTCCTTGAGGAATTGCCATTGTATTCCACTTATAGGATTTCAAAGCATTTAGATAATCCGCATATGTCTCAGTTGAAATACTTCCATTAGTACCCAAAGCTAAAGTAGTTCCCGCATTTGCAGCTAATGCGCCAGTACCTGAGAAATCAACCCAATCATTATTATTCAAATCTTCCACTTCTTTAACAACTTGTCTATCTTTTTCTACTCCATTAAACAAAGTAACTACTTCAAATTGGTTATCTTCATTCTCTAAATCAATAATCGCAATTGAAATTTTATTACCTATAATTCCAGCATATTTAGCGGTAGCCGTTAATGGAGCAAGGGTAGCTGCTGCTTTAGTTCCTCCAGTATCCAATCTGTAAATAATTGCCTTATGAGCATTCTTTAAGGCTTCTCTAAATATTTGAGCTTCCTCATCAAAGGCTGTATATCCAATCTTTGCTAAACTCTTTCCATCCAATAAGTCGGTACTAAGTAATTCTGTTATAGTATCGCCCCAACTCATTGCAACCGGCATTGTCATAACACCACGAGTTCCAAGACTGGATAATGGCTTTGCTACGCCTTTGAAATTGATATAAGCACCGGGTCTGATTTTATTTTGGGACTTAAATGTTCCACCAGCCATATTTCTTTCCTCCTTTAATTCTTAGTTTTGAATAATTTCCAATGTTCCCATATCAGGAACCTCATCAACCACTTGTTTCGCTTTTATGCTATATGTTACATAAAACTGTAATACATCTTCTTTAATTTCAAAACTCATTTGAATTCCTCTTACTGGCTTTTTATCTTCTATAGGTTCTCCATCTGTTTCATATCTTCCTAAAAATATAGGAACATCAATGGTTGTTAATTTATCCAATAGCTTATTACCAATATCTGAAAGTGTCTCATAAGTTTTAGTATCCTTTTCTTCAAGGTGGTATCGGATATTCATCTGATAATCTCTTGTATAAATATTCCGCATTATCTTTTCCTGTGAAACATCCATTACCCATACGAAGAAACATGGCTTTTTCATCCCTTGTACAATCTTTTCTTTATAGATGTTGGGGTATATAGTAATTGGAGGCGAGCCATTGGTAATTGCAAAACTGCTCTTGATTTTCAGCGCTATTGCACTTTTAATGCTTTCGCCTGTAATTTCTCCTACCATTAATCTCCCGCCCCCAATCCTTTCATAAATTGTTTTAACGCCTTTTCATAACGCTTTGGTATTTCTCTTTCAATCTTGGAGATTGATATCCTTGCCATATGATGTCCGGGAATCCATTTATCTG